GTCACTAAAATAGCTTCTTGCTATATGAAATGCTTAACCGGAGACCGATTAAGCAGGGGTTGGATTTCCCGAAAGAACTCCATATGTAGGTACATGCAAAAAATACATGAGGTCAAAATCTGTACCAGCACCAGCATACAGATGGAGCTTTGCTCCAACTGGATCTGTACCATGTGTTCCAGAAGTTGACCATTCTGCTGTCCAATAATCGACAGTAGAAAATTCGCCGCTTGTTATGCAAAGTGAATTCAAATCATTGAAAGCGAACTTTCGTGAAGAATAGAATGGCATTTGCCAATTTGCAGCATTGCTAGTAGCACCATTTGCTACGAGAGCACCAGATCCAGTGGATCTGCTGTTCGCGAACCAAAAGGCATTATTCGCAGAGAAATTGCCGATATTAGCTTGCGAGTAAGCCGAACCAATGTTCGTCGCAACCTTGTCACGGATCACTGTAAAGTGCTGAACAGGCATTTCAGAACCCATATCAAAATTTGATGTCCAATTCACCGATCCTCTATTGCACCTAAAAGCAGGCGCAATATAAGAAAGGTAATTTGGTCTGTTCCAATTAAAACCAAAAGTATTAGCTGGAACAATCAAACCCTTTGCAGCGTTAAGACCCCAGGTTGTATATCCTACAGAAGCAGGAATACGCCCCAGAGTTAAGCTTCTAATTACATAATCTTGGATTGAATCGGAAGCGGTAGCATGGGTGTATATTTTGCATTGACGTCGCAGCAACACACGTAGTGATGCTATTCTTTCACCCATGTAAGTAAGATAAAGATGATCAACTGGAGAAGAAATTTTCCCTGATGAAACTGAAATTATATCTGTTGAAGATAGATTTTTAATTTCATCAGAAACTGGAATCTCACCATCTTGGATTTCAGCTGGAGTTAAACCTCCAAAAGTAACCGTTGAGGGAGATGCGAAATCCATATTTTCTGCTCCACGAACATAAACTTGAACATGCACAACAGAAATATCAACAGGAGCTGTCAACATTGTCTGAATTGTAATTGCAAGAGAACCATTTGTTTCTCCACGAACATGCTTGAAACCAGAAGAACCCCAGCGACGAGTCGCAGGAGTCATAGTGTTTCCAGCAGAAGTGGAGCACCAGGCAACATATTGTTGGTAAGGAACTCTAAATTCCACATTTGTGTCTTCATTAATATCTACAATTTTTGTCATGATAAGGTGAGAGGATTGATCAGTGGTGACATTTAAGCCAGCATAACCATCTGGGTCGTAAGATATTTTCAAACGACCTCGGTGAAATTTTGAACAAACCACTCTAAACCTAAAAATGACATCTCCCCTCCAATAATCAAACATAGTTGCTAACCAACACATTGGCGTCATATATAACGTCTGGTTGGGAACAGCTGTGCTATCAAATAGAGTGGGAGTCACTGCAGATGTAAAAAGCAGGGTATCTGCTGCAGTAGCAGAAGACCAGGAAAAAGAAGTTAAAAAACTTTCTCTTTGCACTAGTGAAGCAACTGGCAATTCATCCAATGAATCTAAACCAACTGAAGAATGATCAATTGTGAGTTCATTCTTTGAATCAACTGTAAATTTTTCGAATGGAAAACCAATATCTGTCGTAGCGATGGGAGGCAGAGCTCTCGGCTGAAAGCCTGCTTGATCACTTATGACAGGTACATTTGTAAAGCCAAACAATTTAGCAATATGTCCAACTGCAGAAGCACCAATTTGAGTCGCAGTAGCGAATCGGCCTATAATTGGAATATTACCTAATCGAGCAGCAATGTTAGCAATTGCGGAAGCAGGTTTGCTAATTGGTCCATCCATTCCATACTCATCCATATTACCATCTTGCATCGAAAGTCCAACAGAGGGACCACTTAAAGAAACTTCAGTGGCCCATGCATAGAATTTCAAAGTGATTCCAGTTCCAACTGTACCATTCGCACTTTGTAAAGCATTAATGATGTTCAAATATAGGAGGCCCATATTTGTAAAATCAGTTGCTTTTTCACATCGTAAAAAATTAACAGGCCAGAAGAATGGTAGGACCATTTCAACATCCTCAGGATGCTGTGGTTCAATCATTACTCTTCCAGGCATTTGGGAAAAGGGAATCATTCTCTTGGGAGTTCCGTCATCATAGATATAGCTGGGCGAAAGACCTTGTAATGGCCTCCAGTTTATCATAGATGATCCATAATAGAAAGGACTAGCATTGAAAACAACTCGTACATGAAGATTACATCGAACAAAAGCCCAATTATTGAGTTTGTATTTGATAGTTGGAGTGTCAAAAAACAATCTCCAAGGCTCAAGCGTTATTTTTGTGCCAACAGCGTCCACTTCAGCCCATGTGACTGAGCTAATTAGAACAGGCCGACTTAAAAAATCAGCTAGAGACACTGAATCCATTGCCATATTATTAGCCACTTCTTCCGCCGAATGCGGTACTTGTGTCATAGAATGTGGCGCTAGATCCATAAAAGAAACTGTTTCTTGATCTTCCATATCTCCATCTTGCATAATTTGCTGAGAATTCCACTCAGCTCTGGTGATTTTTCCCAAATCACACGGGTTTTTGTCACTCACGTGACAAGAGTCTTGTTTGGTAGGTAATTCATAAGACTCTGCAACATACCCATGCTACAGAGAATATTCCCTAAAAGGGATTTCCTCTATTGAGATATTATTCTCACGTATCGACAGCCTAGTGAAGTCCGAGGTCAAATTCACTGGATCACGCCGATAAGAACCATTGCTTTGCTTTTTCAGCACGATATAGTTAGACCGTAGTTCTAAAAGATCAAAACACTGCTTGCAATAGAAATGGGTGGTCAAACCATCCTTTTCATATGTTTGCATATTTATTGTTGAACCATAACAACAATCACAGTGTAGTGGGTAGTTTATTTCACAATGCAAACAACCCAAAAACCATTTATCCACTCGACATTTTCCTGAGGGTCTACATCTTGAACATCTCTTGCAGATCACAGAGTCACTTGCAAAATATTCACAATCATCATGTAGACATTTGTCACAAACAGGCTCTTCAACTTCTAACCATCCACATTGCACCTCAGGCTTTATGTAGAAGGTTCTTTGTTTCAGAGGCAAAGTTTGATGTAAATTCCATTTGTCAAGATACCACTGTTCAATCAGATGGAAATCATGAAAATCACTAGGACGAACACATTCTTGTAGATCAAGTTTCTCAACAAGTGATAAGCACCAATCTCTATGATCGTTAAATTTCTCCTCACCCCAGAAGAACATTTCACGACAAGAGGTATCCATCACTTCAATAGCATGATTTGCCGAATCCATTGACCCTTTTGGTAATCTGTACATAAGCATTTTCCTAATTGATTTTTCACTCAATCTACCAACCCGTGTCTTAAGACGAGGATGCAGATAAAAATCTCTCTTTAAGAAAGTGCACTCTTTCAAAGATATGAAAGGGATAGATTCCTGTCCTTTTTCGGCCATGGTATAAACCAAGCCCTGTTCGGAAAAAAAGTTTTGAAGATATGTGTGATTGTAACTTTGAAGCTTTGAACCCATAAGGTTATCATCTCCATAAATCACTGCTCTCACATTATCTTTAAAAGATCCCTTAATTTCTTCAGTTCTCTTCAAGTTAATGAAAGCCATTCTGAGCAAAAGTGATCCGACAATACTATTCACTATGACAGTCAAAGGGTGTCCAGAGGGTTCTGAACCGCAAGTCATAACAATGTCTCCATCAAAATTCATCACAGGGAATGCTAAATCGTAAACAAGAGTGTGGACCACTCGTAAATCCTCTTCAGCATATCCAGCTGTCCTACAAATACGTTCCAAAATGGTTCCAGCAGCCAGAATCAAATCTGCTGTCATCTTCTTATCATAATTGGCATAGTCTCCAGCAATAAAATTGTCAGAGAAACTTTCCAAATATGATGCTATATCATCCCATTCAGGTCCAAGAGCATCAACGCCAACACAACACTCAAATTGACTTCTATGCCCTTGAATAAACGCATTTACAGTAAGTAAGTACTTCCTCATCACCAATGAAAAGGCAAGCGGACTACCTGTAAACATGCGAGTTTTCTTCATTTCAGCTTTCGCACTTGAGATTACTTCGTCTTTGAGAGAACCCATAAAAACTGGCATACTTCTACACCCATCTCTAAGGATCTTCTCGACATCACTGGCATCTCTTTGTATGTCCTCATTCAAAATTGCTCTGTCGCCTATAAAATCCAAAAATTTCATCTTAGAGCAATTATGAGGGAAACCAGCTGAAGTCTTACGAGGAATTTTGTCAACATAATTCATTCCATGCACACCATTGAGAGCTTCATCATCATCAAGTTTCCTAACAATTGAAAAATCTTCGACAGGAATACTGTTGATGGACTCATCAGTAAACAATTCAACAGCCTCATCCAAAAGATCAATGTCGATTTTGAACTCTCTTTCAACCATTGGTGTTGCTTGATTTATCCAAACTTGACGATCTTTCATCACTGGCTTTGCAAATTCATCCTTGAAACCATGTTCCACACATTCCTCGTACAATAAGGATTTGGTTACATGAGATTTTGAGGGAAATCTACGCTGAGATGTACCAAAGACGTAACAGTGAGGATTTTCAATTCTTCTAAGATTTGAGTCCTTGCTCCACTTCTGTAAAGCAAAGCTACAACCCTCACGAAGAAGAGAACCTCCTTGTACTCCATCACTAATGTTTCCAATAAGTTCTTCAACAATGCTCCTCTTTAAAGCAACTCCATTGATAACTCCCATCTTAACATTCTGGTGCAAAGCTATTATACAAGGCCCAAAAGGGCTATGGGCCACATAGGGAGAACCACAATCTCCCTTGATAGTCGAGTTGCAAACAGCACTGTAATATTCAAAACTTTTCTCTCCAATTCGAGGATGTTCAATTGTTCCTAAACCTCCCCAGTAACAGTACTTTGAACCATGAATGAGGATCTCATTATTGTCAGCTTGTCTTGTTAATACAGAAACGGCACATCTCATATCAACAATAATGTTCTGGGGAATAAGTTCAATCAAATCTTTCATTGGTGGTATGTTTCGGAATCTAATTGCCATCAAGTCATGTTCAATATCCAAAACGATATCTTTGTCAGGAATAGTCATCCAACCTGTTTTGACATCAACGCGACGTTCATGTTTAACTTGAAAGATTTTATCTCCAGCAAAGAGATGATAGTTTGTAATTAACACTTGACCTTGTATAAAAATACCACATCCAGTCTTGTGTGATTCCTTACTATGAACTCGAACAATGTTTTCTTGAATCTTGGATAATGCTTCGCCATTTGACATAGCTTTCCAAGAAGTGATCTTGCTACCAAAGTCAAAGGCAACACTTCTCTCAGTTTCTAGATAAATGTCTGGAACTGAAACTGCTCCACCTTGAACAATAGCTTTTGCTTCTAATTTGGGAATCCGAGCATCCTTATCTTCTCTGGCCATAAGAAATGCTTCTTCATCCTGGGCACTTTTCTCCAAATAGTCACGACATTCTTGTTCAGCTTTCAGATCACTTTTGAATTTCATACAGTTAGAAACAATACCATATCCTTTGTACAGAGCTACCAGAGCTGCTAAGCCTTGAATATACCCTATAAAATGTCGATGGTTTTTTATGAAACCTTTAGCAAAACGTTTGGAATACCAAATCAAAAGAGCTTTTTGAAGCATTCGAGGAGTGCAACACCAAAGATACCAACAAAGTGCAATCATTAAATTATGAATGCAAATTTGCCTCAACCAAATAAAAAAACACACAGTGATATAAAATTTGATAGAGAGCGAAGTGCAAAAGCAAAAGATAACAGCACAAATGTATTGTCCAATTATCGAAAACCAAGCACTGTACCAAAGATAGTTGCTCACACTTGTACTTGGATCAACTCCCTCTCCAAATGTATTGTGATAGAAATCCGAAAAACCACCTTGAATCTCGGCTTCTTCTTCACTATCTGAAGAGGATCCTGAAATAAGTTCAGGAGGACTACACTTGCAATCAGTCAATTCTTCAAAACAAGCATCACAGAAATCAATAGTTTTGCTAACAGTGTGAAAATTGACAATCTGCTCTTGTACACGCTCGTGCTCAAGAACAGCTGCTTTCATCCATCTCCTAAAATCTGCCATAGTATCAAAAGTAGCAACTTTGCGATAAAGAGGTTGTGGGGCCAACTTTCCTTCCTGATCATGCATCGCAACAGGTTTTTCAACATGAATTAACCACCAATCCTTTCCTTGGAATTTGAATTCTTCAGGTAAGTTTGGCTGAGTCAAATCCAATCCGCCATTTGAATCAGCGAATTCTGGTTTAACCTCGAGGGTAATGACATGTGGAAAACGTCTCAAAACAGCATAGGGAGTTTGAAATAGGGATTGAGCATTTAAGTGCTTACAATTTGTGGTTGCTAACACGAGCCGAGGCATGCAAAAAACCTTTCCTTTATCTTCCAAATTTGCCATATTAGGGGCGGTTGTCATGTTATTTGCTACTTGAATCAAATCTGCTTGTGAGGATGATGCTAATGACATAACTTTGTCAACTTTCTCAAAAGAAATATCATCAAAGATGATACACCAATGAGTAGTTTTGAAACCAGACCAAAAAGCATCCCAAAATTGCCTAACGTACTTTCCTTCTTCTCCTGGACTCAATTTCATAATTTTGGCAAAGAAAATATGACAATGACTCAAAAAAGAAGTTTTCCCGACACTAGGCTCACCATTAATGAGCATCGTGAAAGGAGCTTTTCTAAATTTGGAAGCAGTCATGGAATTATGTAAATTTGTTGCAGAGATCATGAGTTTGGTGTAATAATCTTTCAGAATCTTACCTTCAACTCCCTGTATACAAGATTTCATTTCTCGAGCTCTACTTAATAAAGCTTGCATTCTCGCCAAAATCTCAGATTGGGGTTTTTGCAGTAAAATATCTGGAGAATTGATATTAATCAGATCCAAATTTACCGCATCCACCTCCTCTATCCAGGTTGCTAATGAGGTTTCATTGAAAAAGAAAGACATAGGATGCCTGACATGAAAAGCTTGATAACCTTGTTTCATTAAGTAGATCAAGCTCTCAAACAAACCCAAAAGCAAAGGTAAACCCAGGTCAATTGGTTGAGTGACAAGATCCTTAATCTTTGCAAAATAAGTATCCTCATCAGTTCCTCCAATTCCTATAAGTAGGCTCACAACATAGTTAAAGAAATCACACATCTTTTTCCATGTTTTGCTTTTCATTGCACTAGCTTTCATATTGAATAAATCGTGAATAGTATTCACAACGTTTTCTCCAAAAAAAGCATCTTGAACTTCCACAAAAGCAGCGGAGACATACTTATTGAAAAAGCTAATGGCCAAATCAACAAGTGTATCAGGTAAAACGTCTCGTACAAAATGCATCACAGACGAAATGTATTGTGGGACACTTTCAGCAAAATACAAGTCAATTAGTAAGTGAAGTATGGATACAAAGAAACTTTGTTTCTGTTCACACCCAATTCTTACCAAGAGAGACTTAATATCTGCAAAAATACCAGTTGATAAAAAACCGTCCTGTATAGTTGCAGATTTTAAATCTCGCATTTTTTGCCTGTTCAATTTAGTCTTGAAAACTTTACTCTTTGATTCCATAGAATCTCGGATTGCATCCTTCTTTTTCAATTGAGCTGACATTTGATCTTCTAAAATTTTCGTGATTGAAGGATCAAATTTTGGGGGGGGGGTGGTCAAGACTTTACGCCCTTGACCTGCAGCGTTGGTAGTTACAGAGATACCACTCTTGGTAAAATTAAAAAACTTTCCGACCATAGTAAAAGATTTACTAAAGGCAATCATACGTCTTATTGCCCGGTTAATGTGAAGCGCGATAAACGGAGGACACAATTGTTGTATGGATACTTTCCCAACAATGTGTTTGCTTCATGGTCACCTACATTAATTCGTCTTTAATAGGATAAAAGAATAATGCTAAGGGGGGAGCATTGACATCTTAAACAAAGAACATAGAATATAGAATCGCGGCTACTATAATTCACCGGCTATATCGTAGTTCACTAGAAAATCAGAATCTGCGACGAGGTTCTAGACTTAAAGTCAATAATGACAGGCTAGTTAACGAAGTTTAGTGTTTAGGTACACTAATGAACCATAATCTATCTCTCATTTCATTGAGATAGTTGAAAAGAACTTCTAATAATAAACTGTAAGATACACACGATTTACAATCTTGGACAAAGTCCAAAAATTGATGTACGGAAATTTACAATCAAAGTTTAAAATTAAAAGGATCGCCCATAAGGGCTAAGGGGTTAGTAGTTTAGATTGATTAGATCTGAGTAACAAACTCGTCGAAAAAATATAGACCATGGGGTTTGACCATGTAAAACGAATAAAATAGGGATCAATAATAAATATTGCATAAATGTGAAGACAATAAATTGCAATCACTTTATAACAAGAAATAAAAACTGTCTAAAAATCAAACGAAATAATAGTCTTCACCGGCTGGGGTTACCAGCGGCTACCAAA